TGTGTATTTGCGATACAGTTCCAAATAGTCCAAATGTACACGGCCCATGAGTTCATATGTGCCGCTTTCTTTACCAAACTTGGTAACTGTTTTTGGCTTTGGAAACTTATCCCACAGGCATAGCTGCCGTGTGTGACTTTTACTTAGTACACGCTGAATACGGTTAACAATGTATGGAATATCAAAGCCTTCACTGTTCCAACCGCTGAGTACGTCAGCATCGTCAATTAATGAAATAAACGATTCAAGTAGTTCGGCCTCAGTATCAAACAGAATTGTGTCGTCAAACTTATCAACAATAGCCTGTGCTGCTTCTTTGGTGAGTGTTTTGGGCTTGATAGTTAAACATACTGTGCGCTTTAGCCAGCTTAGATGTACTGCAATAGCAGTAACGGCATTGAAAGGATCTTCTGGATTGGCGAAACCCAAATCCTTGTTAAAGTCAACCTCAATGTCGAAAAATGCTAGTTGTAGTTCTGGGGCTTCCACATCCATATAGTTGTCAGCCAAACAGCGGAACACTGGATTGATATCACTCTCAAATAACTTTTTGTGTCCGTGGATTTTCTTTTCAGCTTGAAACTTCTTGCCAGTATTGCATACTACACGCTCTAGCTTGTCACCAAAAATGCTGGTAAACTTACCGCGTGGATCAGGGTAATAAAACGTGTAACGTGCAGGATATTCGCGATATTCGCGCCTGCCGTTTACACGTTCTACGATGTGAATTTTGTCAGCTTCCCTATCAAGAAAGCCGTCTACGTAACTCATAAATTTTCCTTATTTTTTATAATATAACACGTCACTACAGATATGTCTATTATAATATGTTATCGTCATCTGGAAGTTGGTATTTGGGTTCAATTTGTGATTCGGGATCCGTCACACGTTTGAAGTCTTTTAAAACATTTATCCAGAAATCAGGGCTGCGTGACCAAATTCCTAAAAATCCATTAGCATTTGGGTTTTCAAATTGTACATATTCTCTACAATCATACACTAGCCATTCTCCCTGGACTGCTTTTCTCATCTGATTTATTCTGATGCCATCGTATCCTTTACGGGCTATACGTTCTTGAAGAAGAACTCCCCCTGGTAGTAGTAGTGGACTCCAAGACTCTTTAAATTTGTGGTGTGCTATTCCGTCTTGTTTACCATCATTGATGAAAAAAATTTGTTTTCCATAAATTTCTAGATATTGATTAGCAACGTCCATTTCATAAGCATTTTTATTATAATAAAGGTCAATATTGCAAATCTCTTTCATAGGTAATCTGTGCAAATTATATACCCCGTTCATAGCATTTGTAAATTGCTTTGTATAACTGTCGTTTTCATCGCATAGCTGTATGCTTGGACTTGCAATATCAATACCAACAATTTTTTTACCTGGAAATGTTCTTGCCCACGCTAGTTGGCATGATGCATTGCCTATACCTATTTCAGTAATAACATCAATCTTATCACCTAACTCGTTAAAGATAACATCATAGATCTGGCCCCATCCTCTTTGAATTTTAGGATGCTTGCAGCCAAATTTTTCTTGGTGATAGTTGTCTATTGAAAAAATAGGATTTAATATCATTTAATGATTACGGCCCACTGACGCAAGGATACTTTCAAGCTCTTCGAATTCTTCACGATTCTTGTCGAATTCTGCTTTATGTGCAATAGCGATAGCTTTATTAAGAACTTTTGGACTAATGCCAAGCTCTTCTGCGATAGACTTGACAGTATCGCGCAGTCCTTCGTTTAGTGTTTTAACTTCTTCTTTAACTTGGATACCTTCAGTAACCAGTCGTTTTAGCTTATTAATATCAGAATCTGAAAATTGTGTCATATATAATCTCCGGTACAATCTGTAGTCAGTATACTAACTTCTAATACTATACAATGATGTGTATCAAAAGTCAACAACTTTAGTAGTCCAGAATCCATCAGTCAATGTCATTGAACTATACTCACCATTATATTTTGAGACGGCGGCGTGTAAATTGTCATAATTTTTGATCAGATCTTTTTTACTGTAGAAAGATTTTTTTGTTACCACATCAAAACTATCATTTATATCAAATTTAAATCTGTCATCTAATGATAGCTTTAAACTTTCCCAGATGCCCTTGATTGTTTTAGGAAGATTTTCATATAGAACATAATCATCTACAGATAAATTTAAATGATTTCTCAACATCTCACAATGGGAAAAGATATAACCGTCAAAAAACTTTAAAAACTCCGCCTCGTCGATTTCATAAGATATAGATTTGATAGATTCTATGACCTGTTCCTCTGACATGTCTGGTATTGCTGAATTTAGAACGGTTAAGAATTTTTCAGGTCCTTCTATATTTGCTTTTGTAAGTATCATATTACTCAACGTTGAATCAAATATGTTGGCTCTAAATATCTTTATGTTGTACGTTTCTACAGATAATAGCTTTTCATACGACTCTGGAACATATTTTTTGAGATCAGACAAGTGTCCATAGTGTGTTTTGATTACCAAATGGCCAGTTGTGCCCAACTCTATTGCTTCATCTATTTTCAATGACAAATTTTTAATAAATTCAGGATTACCTCTATCCTGTTTACTAAATATCCAAGGTTCATCCCATCTATCTAAAAATGTATCTCGCTTAACTAACATATCACATTTGTTTATTCCGGAAAAAACTGACTGATACAATACAGTGGTTCCAGTTCTAGGCAAACCTATAATATTAATGATCATAATGAATGCCTAACGGCCCTGCCCTCTATATGCTTTGAAGCTACGCTTTTTGCTCTTATTCATTGAACTAAATTTTAGTGAGCTGTTTGTGTTACCCTGGCTCGTGCCTTTGTGTAGTGCAGCTTTACGCTTTGTTGCTGCTCCGCCTGATATTTTTGCCATAATATTATTCCTTTGTTATCTTCCTTCTAGGAAAGATTTAGCGCCTTCCCAGAAGCTATTGTGCGCTGTTCCTATTCCGCTCATTATTCTTTGCCAGTCAGCTTGTGTTCTATTGGGCATTTTAAGTGCCGCATAGCGGAAGCCTGCCTTGTGACCGCCACAGTCTTTTGTACATGGATAACCTTTAAACATTAATCCAACGGCTTCATTGACACAATCGTCACAGCAAGAAGTAATTTCACTAATTTTCATATTACCAGGCCCTGCAACTCCAGTAACGTGCTTTGGTCTTTGGTCCAGGATTGTCACAGTTGTGTCTCGCACGGAAACTCTTGCGGCGTGCTGGATTTGATTTTTTAATACGCATGTCAGGATCACCGAAGTTAACTTTAACTACGTTGCCCTTTTCATTCTTTACGTATACTTTGAATTTCTTTACATCGCCCTGCATAGGCTTGTTTAGTTTAACAGTGCGTCCCTGATATTCTGCTTCAGTTAGTGTCTCATCTAGATCGCCAAAGATTTCCTCAGCTTCTTCTAGTGTAAACTCTTCAACATCTTCAGGAATACAGTTTGGGACTTTTTTGCCGCCTTTTTTCTTCATACCCAGCTGACGATAACCGTCCCAGCATGGATCATCCTTCTTTTCATTGACAGCATCAATCCATTTTCTCATATCACTCATTGTAAAGATCTCCTTACCACTATTTATGCTATTTTATCTATTTGTTGACAAATGCGCCGATTCTGCCGTGTACGTCTGGGTATTCTCGATACTTGTATCCTGGGGGCGGAGTAGTATCTTGTCCTTCCCAGACCGGAATAAAATGATTTGTATTGCCATCAAAATCTTCATTGCGCCTAAAGTGTACTTCAATTAATTTGTCACCAATAAACTCACAATTAATCCATGGGTGCCGTTCAATTAAACTATTTAAAAAGGTTGGAAACTTAAATCTTTTATCAGATCTTATCCATTCACTCCATTTTATGAATGTGTCTTCGGGTTTATTACCTTGAACACACAGTATCTGTGTGCCGTTGTAATAATCTACACTGTGATGAAATCCTGTAAACCACTCGCACCAAAAGTAACCGTAGGGCAAATCGCAAGTGTCTTTTTCAAGCCACATTTTCTTTGCGCCTAACCCTAGCCCTAGCATATTAACGCATGGACGTACAATGTAATACCCTGAGTACGGAACATCTAATCCAATTGGTCCACAGTTGTATCCTAATTTACGACTAAGTATAAGTTTGTCAAGAATCCAGATATCATCTGGATCTATGTTTTTCCATACATCGTCTTCAGTGCTGGCTAATGTCATCTTGGCAATCCTTGCAAATCCACATCTGACCTCGCAACTTGCCCCAGTAGTCTCTGTAATCAAATTGACTGCACACTTTATTTTCTTTACATTTAGAACATTTATGCTTACAACATTCTTCACAGCTACAACTGTCGCATAGTTTTATACCTTGCTGGATTTCGTCTTTTAAACTAAAATGATTTTCACTGTATAATGGAATTCCACAGTGACTTGGATGGCCACAATTTTTGCAATAGGACATACTTTAATACCCCTTCTTTCGGATATTTAGTAATCCTAATAAAAAGGGGGACCAATAGGCCCCCCTGATGTATCTTTTAAAATTTATCTTTACTTGCGAGCTGCTACTGCTTTTTTTACAAGTTCCAAGTCTGTTGAACTTAAACCTGACTTCGCCGCTAGGCCCAGTAAATCCTGCCCTGCGGCAGCGTTTGAATCTGGACGATCTACATCTGGACCATCCGCTGCTGGATTTAATACACCTACTGCGGCTTGTCCGCCTGCTGTAGTTGCAGCACGACCAGCTTTTGTCTGTCCCAAACGCTGCATTAGGTTTGGTGCTACCTTTTGTAGTCCACGCTTTGCAAGCGCCATACCGCCGCGACGTGCTAGTGCGCCAAGTGCTGCACGGCCAGCCATTCCCGCAAGTGCGCCGCCAATACCAACTGGACCTAGTAGCAGTGGTGCCACTGTCATACCAACGTTAGCAACAGTACCCCAATCAATCTCGTCTAGTTTTTGATTTGCACTTTCGCCTAAATCAGCGCCACTGCTAATTTTGTTATACAGTGCTTCATATACCAAATATTGCTCACCCAATGCTAGCTGGTGTGCATCCATTAGCTTGCCGCTTTCTAGATCCTGCTCAATACTGATCATAGCATTTTCTAACATATCTAGCAGTTGATCTCGTGTTGTTTCTCCATTTGCACACTGGCAGTCATCTTCAGTAACGGTTTTTTCCATTACGTAAAAACGATATGCACCTTGGCTTTTTGCCCATTTGGCCGCTGCACGTTTTGCGTCAGCCAAGTTGCCTTGGAATTGGAAAATCTCTTTTTCGTCTGGTTCACCCATGTCTTTTGTTGTAAACATCCACACCCCTGAACCAGGGCGTGGCTTTTTACCATGTGAACGCATATAACGTGAATAGTCTAGTGTCAGTGATTCTTGTACATTGTCAGATTCTGGCAGTCTGCTTGGATCTTTTGAGTAACCTCTATGTCTTTTAATTTGACTTTTTAGTGCGCTGATATCTGCTTTGTTGGCTTTGCCTGACTTGGTAACTCTAGTGCTTTTCTTATTATCTAGTTTATCGTATCCTTGTCTAACATTAGGTCTATAACCATGCCAAATTTCTTCTGATCCTTTTTCAATTTCAGCTGCAATCTTGTCGCCAAACTCACTACGAATAGTATCTATAACTTTACGCGCAGCTTCTACATTATCAAAGTCATCCCAATCAATGTAGGGCATAGTTAGATAACGAAGCTCATCTATTAAATCATCAAGTCTGTCTCGTTGTTCTGTTGAAAGTTTTGCTTCTGTTATACCTTGCTGTGGATACAATTGCTGATTGCCTGCCATACGTTTAACATCTTCACTGATGCCATGCTTTTTCATGAGCGCAGCTTTTTGAGCTTTCAGATCCTGGATTTTCTGAGGTGCTTTCATATCGTTTGGATTGCCAGCACTCTTATTTTTCCAACGTCTTGTCCAATCACGAATTGACAAGTCGATGTTGCCCAACTGATCCTTTACTGCGTTTGAAACTTCAACAATTGTTGATTCAGCAACACCTTGAGAAGATGTCTTGCACTTAGGACAAAACCCATTGTTCTTTTCCCATGCCTTTGCAGTTGAAACCTCGTCACACTTTGTGCAAGCAATTTTTGCTACGCCCTCATTAATATTATCAAAACGCATCTTATTTCACCTTCTTAGCTGCTGCTTTTTTAGCATGTGAAAACATATCAGCGGCTGTCTGCTTTAGATCGCCATCACGATTATCATCAAAGTTCATGCCTTCTTCAACTGGTTTCTTTTGTGCTTTTGCGGCTGCTGCCTTACGAGCAAGTTTTACATCTTCCCAATCGTTTTTGCCATCGCCGTTGCGATCGATTTGCTTTTTCTTGCCTTCTGCCACTTTTTCAACATCCGCTAAGTGTGCGTCGATACCTGCTGTTGATTTTAGACCCCATGCTTTAGCTGCTTTTTGCGCTGCTTCGTATGATGATCCTGCTGTGCAACTATGCTTGCCTTTTTTAGCATGAACGCAAACGTAAGGACGTTCTTTTGATTCTGCGACAGATTCATTACGCAGTGGAGTATCTGGCATGTCTAGCTGACGCCATTCATCATACTCTAGATAGTGATCACTGTCTGGGTCATAATACTTGCCAGCTTTTGGATCGTAGTATACTACTTTGCCAACACGTGTTTGAAATGGACCTTCTAGACCAGGCCGCTCACCATAACGGTCTGCATCAACTGCTGGAAGTGTTTCCCAACCTTCTTCTACGTCCATCTCTGGCTCAGCTGGCTGTTCAACTGGTACTGGTAGTTGACTGTCTGCTTGTGATTTATTGTATTCAGTATAACGACGAACTGCTTCCATATCATTTGCTGCTGTGGTAATCTTTGACTGCACCCATGGTTCTAGATTATCACGATCGCTAATCATGCCGTGTAGGCTGATAGCATCTTTTGCCAGGAAGTATAGTTGACTGCGAGCCATAAACCCATCTTCATCATCGCCGTCCAATACACCTTCTGTTAGCTTAACACTCTCTGTTACACTCTCATCCATGTTGTGTCCTACTGCACCCATATGTAGGTCTTCAATGTCTACATATAGTTGTGCTAACTTTTTTCTTACATCGCCAAAGTAGCTGATGTCGCCGTCTATTTCCATGACTGCGTTTTCAAAAGCACCGTTGTTAGCGAAAAGTTTTTCTAACTTCTCAACCATGTCTAGGGCTTTCATAATTGTTCTATCAATTTTGCCTACGTTCATTTGTCGTTACCTCTAACTTTAACTGGGTGTACGTAGCCTGTGCTACGCTTTTTTTGTTTACCGCTGCCCAAGTATCCGTTAGGGTCAACAGCTCGTCGTATCATTTTTTTATCACCGAATAAAGGAAAATTTACGCTAGCAATGTTGCCTGCGCTAGTAGCACCCGCAGATGCGTCTTCGTTTAGGTTTAAAATATCAGATATCTTCATGTATGTATTTATGCTAACTCACTTATTTAAGTTCTTTTCGAGTATAAACTCATGCCATACGAGCATATTTTTGTGTAATTTGTCCACGTCTACACGATCTTTTTCTTTAAGATGTTCAATAAAGTCATAGTTTTTATTACAAATCATATCCTCCATATTAATTATGAAATGATATGGATTCATATTATCTTTATCTATATGATTAAACCAGCCTATCATAGTTTCTAAATACTGCTGTGGTCTTTCACTATTAAATCGTTCAATATTAAAACGTTTTAAATAACTGTCAGCATCTGTAATAAAGAATAACATATCATTATTCTCTATTTCTGGCATTAGTATAAAATGCTCGTTTTGTATTATTACTGTTTTAATATTATCTAAAAATATAAATTTTTTAGAATTTATCATCAATTTTATTTGTTCTATTACGAAATTATAAATTCTAGATGTACGATTAGAATCATCAGCACCAGCTATCTCATTGTCGTATTTTTCTCTTTCAAATATTTCGTGTTTGTAAGGGTCTAATAGAAAACTCATTAAACGTAAATTGTTTCCAACAACACCTGAATTTGTCCAATAAGGATCCCTATCCAATGATAAAGTAGTATCGTCTTTTTCTCCTGCGGTAAAATCTCGGTTAGGACCTGCTTTTAATATATAGTAATCATAACCCATCGCGTCCTGTAACGCCCATGCAAAATAGTTACCGCCATGACCAATTGGGTTAGATACAAATATTACTTGTCTATCATTATTTTCTATCATTATTTTCTATCATTATTACTGTCGTCTAAATTTTTGATTATGTTTTTACTTAGTCTACGTTCATTTTTAACTGTAGACTTCTTAATATTTTGCTTTTTGACTACTACTGTACGCTTTTCGTATTCGTTCATGTTGTCTGGATTTTTAACGCCTGCCCAAACCATAGCGTCTTCCTTTGCTACATGATTCATAGGACCAACTGTTTCGTCAAGGTCGTCTGGATTAAATTTTTTGCGTGACATGATTAAGCCTCACTGTAGGTATTGTATACGCATAACAGCCTTCTGTGCTACACGTAAACTAGCACGGTTGGCTGGATGAATCAAGCACCAAAGTTGACGATCAGCAAATAATTCTTTAGCACGTTTTACTGCCCATGTAGCAATACCCTGGCCCTGCCATTGTTTAGCTACAAAATATGCTGTCTCGCAATCCTCTTTGATTTCCAGCGCCCCTACTAGTATACCACTATTTAACCATATTCCCCAGGTGTAGTAATCATTTATAAACATATTAGCTGCATCACGAACGAACGGCCATTCCAGACTCGCAGCAGTTGCTATATTTTGGTCTACAATCGCCGTTAGTTTATAAAAGTCTCGTTGATGTAACCTACGTAACTCTAGTTTCATTTTTCTTTTGTATTAATAGGAAAATATGCTTGGATAGTTTTACCCATCTTTTGTGCTGATGCTGCACGGTGATTGCCATCAATAACACTATACTTGCCATCGCTAAACTGTGGACCAACAATAATTGGTTGTGATAGATTTACACGGTGGCTGTAGTCAATATCAATAATACGATCAAATGGATCGTCGTAATCAAAAAACTCTTCTTCGCTTGGGAACATGTCGGGCGTAAAATCCCCTAGTTTCCAATCATGGGATTGTATGTAACGATCCATATTTTTATTCATGCCAGCATCGTGATGCATACCTCTAAAGATTTGCAGCATCTCTTTACCGTTTTCCTCGTTCATTGAGGTTAGTTTAGATAATCTAGGTTTAAATAGTTTTTGATCACCCTTGGTTGTTTTTAATACTGGTTGATTATGGGCATCTTTGCTAAAGCCTTTGACTTCTGCTTTACGATTTTTAAACTTACCCACCATCACTTCGTCGCCAACTGCAATATCTGGAAGTTTAAGAGTGTCTAATTCACTTACTTGGATAGTTTTACCGCTTTCTTCGTTCATTGCACTTGCACTGTACGCCGCTACTAGTTCTTTACCATTAACACCATTAAATGCACGTGCAATATCAAAAGCATAACCGCCAACGTCTTGACCACGTGGATCGCTCTTTACAAGACGATCTAGTGCTGCTAGTGCTGCCGCAAAGAATTTATCGTTTTGTTTTGCTGCTAGGGTTGCTGTATATTCATCACGGTTTACTGCTTCAAATATTTCATCATTTTTTGCAATATCTGCAATATGACGTAATGCACTAGTAATTTTTTGGCTCGTATTAGTAATGAAATTCAATGGTTTTAGATACTCATCTGGTACATCATCTTCCCCATATTCTTCTGCAATGGTTTTTTGTAATTTTAAGATTATAAAATCAAGTTCGTCTATTGTACCATATGCATCATTTATACCTGATTTTATGTTTCTATATACCGGTGCCATGTCTGGTATGTCTTCGTCTAATTCTATAGCTTCTCGTTCATCACTTGTATCACCAGTTACCTGATACTTTTTACCGTTTACAGTAAACTCTTTTTTACCTGCTTTAATAGCATTCATTCTGGCATCAGTAAATGGATTTGATTCACCCATAACAGCATTGTTGAGTTTTACACCTGCTTTGTCGGCAAGTCGCTTCAACTTTAGAGCATACTTTCCTGTCTTGTATGCTGCCTTCAATGCTGCTACTGTGGTCTGCCCAACAACCGCCATAACAATAAGGTCGGTGAGTGCTGGAATTGAACCAAAGTCTTCGTTGACGTTATTATCCGTTTTCACTGACTGTTGCTGTAGTTTGCGAGCATACTCTTCACGTTTCTTTTTATCGTCCAGAAACTTATTAATCTTAAATAGTGGGTTCTTGCCCTCAGTAAATTCATTTATTTTCATTTTTTATTTTCCCAGTATTCTCGCCAAAACATATTTCGATCATTTGTAGACATCCTCGCTGCTTCGTGTTCTTTAATCTTTGCTACATAAAACTCTACAAATGCGTCTGTATACATGCTAGGTTCCTTTACGCTGCTCTGCTAATCCCATATTGTATAGCTTGTGAACGCTACTGCCGCCCAGCAACTTTGGTTTACCATCGCCGCCAAAAAACTTCTTGGCTTGGCGTTCAGTCTCACCTGGCTTAACGTCTACAGTAGTGTTTACTCCACTCACTATTCGACCCACACCTTCTGATATGATATCACTAATCTTCATATTACTATTTATTTAAAATGTTTTTAAACTTGTATTAAAGAATTGATCGTTGACATAATCAATTATCTTAGTCCAGTTTTCTAAAGGTTTCAATCCAAGAAAGTCTAACATTTTATGATATTCAGTTTCGTCCTTGTTTAAAATCTTTATCATATCAACGAACCCGTACTCAAATTGGTGTGCTGACTGAAATATTTCAAATCGTTCAGGTATTTCTAAATTATACTCAGCATTTGTTGATATCATTATAGGTATAGATTCATAATACAATACATCTGATACTTCTGATATTTTCCAGATACGGTCAAACATAGCATCTGATTCTGGCGAGTTTGGGATAGTAAATATTAGTATTTTTGATACATTACTTCCAACTCCAATTGGTCTAAATTCTTCAGCAAAAATATCAGCCCATAGGTCCGGTTCAGGGCGAAGTGATACTGCTAAAGATTTACTGTTGTCGTAATTTATTGAAGCAGTATATTCTTCAAAAGTGTCACGACCATAATACCACACTGTTTCAGTGTTTCCATATATACCGGTTGCTTCTATCTCAGCGCAAAACATTCCTTCGTGCCTATTAACAAAATGTGTAAGTTGTCTAATAGGAGATCCGCTGTAACAACCTAAAATAAAAATTTCAGACATATTTTTTATAAACCTTTTCTATCATATCCTTAGTAAGATACTCGTAATTATTAATAGGTTCCTCATCAATGAATTCCAATAATGACTTATATTCATTAATATCACAATCTAATATATTACCAATATTCAAATAATGTAATCTATATTTGTCAGAAAGAAAATCAAAAAATCTACCAACATAAATCTCTGAATACCATTCCCATGTTATAGTTTTTGTTGTTTCTATCGTAGCCCATGCGGGCGCTACATTTTTAAATAAATTATGTGATCTATTTTCAATAGGGGTCGTCCATGTGTTGCTGGGATCTATATAAACAACAATTATTCCTGCAGGATTTATCTCATTGACGATAGCAGATATTTCGTCTTTAGACTTCATCCACAATTCGTGATATTCAATTAACTGAAGTGCATTTTTTGTAGACGATATATCCTGTGTATATAATGGTATCCAACTTTTTGTATATGTTTCAAAACTACTATCAAAATTTGATACATCAAACTCACCATCTGACTCATGATCTGGATAGCTATCAACTGTAGAATTAAGCCAATGTGTGCCAGGAGATTTATAATCACAGGCGCCGTTTTCATTACACTCAAGGTATGTTTTATATTTTGGAAAATTTTTATGTTGATCAATAAACCACGTAAGCCATTGCCCAGAATGGCCTGTCATGTATACAACCAAATAATGTTCCATTAACCAAATTCTTTATCACCAAAGTTGGCTGCACTAAACTCTAGTCGGTCAACGAGCTTTACTGCATTACCCATATGGTCAATTGCGACATAACCTTCTGGTGATGTCACTTTGTAGCTGCCGTCTCCCTGTTGCAAGAAACTTTCAATACTACCAATACCGCGTAGTTTTTTAACAATTAACAATTTTGCGGCAATAATTCTCATATACAATCCATACATAGCGACAAGTTGTTCAGTGTTGTCGTTAACCCATTGTACGGATTGTTCTGTTGCTTGTGCCAGGCGCTGGCCTGCGGCACCCTCTGGACCTGTTTTCAGTCCAGCCATTTTCTTCGCTGCTTTTTCGTTTACACGCTTTACAAAGTCAGCAACAAATTTCTGTGGATCCTGTTCAAAACTACCTCCACGTACATAGCTGTTGATGTGTGCTTTTAGCTCAACCCCAATACTTTGGATTGGACTGTTGCTTAGTAGACCAAATGTACGATCATCAAGTGTGCTTAAATAACTTTCAGCATCTGCGATAGCTTTACGCAGTGCAGCATCTTCCTGTGTCGTTAGTGTAGCAACGCCAGTTAAGTCTTTGTAATAAGCATCGTCAACAAAGATACCAGATGCATTTTTAAACTTGTTAACATCTACATCAAAACTTGCACTCATGTCAGCCAGTGTTTCACCGCCGCTGTAACGTGTATGGAAAATAATACCCATTGCACTGTTTTGAATACGTGTCGCCAAATCACTACCCAGTGGTACTGCGTATGTAATGGTGTTTGGCTTAAATGCTACGTATGAATCACCAGCAATATCAACTGTTTTTAAACTGTCTGGAGTAAACAATAGATCGCCTTGCATAACGCCCTCTATGCCTAGCTTGCTTAGGCTAGTAAACGTAATTTTTAGTTTGTTACGTAGATTTGCACGATCGCCTTGTTCCTGTTGATCTGGGAAGAACTGTTCAACATCTTGCACTGATTTGATTAGCTTTGGACTTTTAGCAAACACGCCCTTGGTGCCTACAAAGAACTTGCCATCTTCTGGATCAATACCACAAATAATTGCTGGTGCGCCATCCCACTTAACGGTAACGTTTGTTCCTTTACCACCGTGTCCTTGTAGCATACTCTCTAAACTTTTTAGGTAAGCGATAATGCGCTGTGCTCCATCATGGCCAGCATTAATAATTTCATCTTCCAAATGCTCAAGGTGTGTATTTTTACCTTCAGCTTCCATGACACTTTCAACAGGAAACTCTTTGTTTGGTGTACGGAAGTTCTTTTTGCGCATTACAGTCTTGGCTACCAGTTCAAGCATACCGCTTCCCTTGTTCCAGTTTAGCGCGAAGGGAATATTAATATCGCTAGATAAGTCCTTCATAACGGCTTCAGCATCTGGGCCAAGACGTGCAATGGGTTTACCCCATTTCATAAATTCTTTTTTAAATAGCTGTCCAAGCTCACTAAGTGTAATTTGTTTAATGTTACGTTCATCATTAACACGGTCTAGGAAGTGTCGTGTAAATTCAACATCAATTCCTAGTTGAGAAAATACTCGATCCAACACTTTTTCAAGTGCATCAAGTTGTGGCTGTGTTACTGGAGTGTCTACTTCTGTAATTCTCATTTATCTTTATCCATTGGTTTTTCGCCTGTCAGATAAGGCTTTGAGAACCAGAGCTTAAACCACTCAGGAGTTCCTGGCCTAATGTTTTTCTCACGCTGATAGCGGCCCTTTTCAGAACCAACAATACTGATGTTTGACTCGTCGTCACCGTCAACAGTATTGCCTTCTTTGTCAATAATACCAGCTAAACGCTTTAGTTTATAGATTTCGTCTATTTTCATGGCGATACACCCTCTGCTATGGGTATTTATACTGACTCGATATATTCGCCAAATTTTAGTTTGAAGATCATAGCATCTTCTGAATTTTCCAAGAAAACATAAAGTTCAGGAAAATTATAATCATAATAACCAGACGTATTATTATGAAGCCATGTGGTAATTTCTTTTTCGATTATCCTGGTTCTGTCAGGATACACCCGTATCTTGTCTTTAATATTAAATGTCCAGCCAGGGCGTCTCATTTAATTTTAAATCCTGTGCTTGGCAAATACTCACGCAGTGATATTTGATCTTCTAATGTTTTACGCATGGGCTGTTCAAGGGAAAATATTAAATCATCCATGTTTAATATATCACTAAATGCTTTCCTATTAATATTGTTTTCATTATGTGCTATTTGTAATAGTTTAATATTTTTGTTATGGTATAGATACAATGCGTGTTTGATAATATCAATATTGACGATATCAGTATTAAATGCTTTAAATAATCGCATTATTTCCGTTTCATCTTGTTGAACTATTAATTTTTCATAACTAAGATTAACAGCGCCTTCAATGAACCCATTCTCTTTGTAAATGTGATTGATACCTTCGTTTTCATCTATCGGCTCTGTCTTAAATTTCCATAATACTCCAATAAACGTTTCTTGAAAGATGCCATCAACGTATATATTGACGGCGGTTGTATTATCGTCAGTGTTTATTTTTAATTCACGCAATGTATGTGTCTGCAATACATGTTCATCTGGCATATTATCATAAAGTTCTTGATGCTTTTCAAGATCATCGTAATATTTAAATGTACGATATTTTAATACACTGCTAGACATATGGTTCCATGCATTTAATCTGTGCAAATGTATTATTTCTGTATTCCATCCTTTGGCGATAGATATCAAGGCAAGTATAAAATCACCACCTCCACCACTGGGCCAATTTAAAATATATTTCATAGTTACTGTTTATACGCACTTACTTGAATAATCTTACCATCTTCAAGTGTCAATACGTCAATAACATTAATTGTAAAGTTTTGTTGCGCACTATACACTTGAATGCGTCCAAAGATTTTTTTAGTATCTGGATTAAATGCTGTATGCTTAACACGGATTTTAATATCAGGAACAGCCGCCCAGATATTTGCGTTTGCACCAATCACGCTGTCACGACCAGTGACTTCTACTTCCCAATCACGCAATGTTACATTGTCATGGAACATACGCCCAAGTTCAAATGTATCACGATCATTCCATGCATCAATGTACTCTTTAAATAGAGTATCTGCTGAATTATTCATTACTCTTTTTATCCATTCACTCATTTACCAAATCCTTAATTCTTCAATATTGATTGGCGTATAATTAATCTGTTCCACACATACACACCGATAAGGTCCCGCTGGACTGGGATTGCTGTGTATATGCCCATGAACATTAATTACAGATGTCCACAGTTCAGGGTTGTCTTTATCTACTGGTGTATCACCATCTGCACTCTTAGGGCGTATTAGACTACCTTCGTGTAGTGGTACATGGCTGAACAGTAGGCCGAATGATATGAAAGGACGCCATAGTTCCACTTTGCTAAACCATCCGCCACTACTTAGCATTTTGATGTTATCATGATTGCCAACAATCAAACGCTTTTGACCGTTTAGTTTATTCCAGTTCTTTTTCATCCAACCTTCAGGATCTGGACCCATTACGACATCACCCAAGTGATAAACTTTATCACCAGGTTTGACAACACTATTCCAGTTGTCCATCAGCATTTCATCCATATGCTCAACATCACGAAATCCCGGACGGGTCAACTCCCCTGTCCAGTCTGTGAACTTTAACATATTGGCGTGATTAAAATGTGTGTCACTGATTACCCAAATATCTCTGCTCATTAACCTGCTGATTCCTCGAACGGTATACTAGCCAAGTTTTTACACTTTGCCTCTACCATGATGTCGAATTGTGATCTAAAAGTAGCGGCCCATTCGTTGACTGCGCTGTTCCACATATAGTCGCTGTGTGCGCGAAGTTTTGCCTTTTTAAATCCTCTATTAATTAGGGATCCAAAGTCTGGACGGACATCTGTTGCTTCGCCGGCCAGTAAATCCTCTCTAGATACGCTGTAGTGAATAACAGGCCGAACACCACGCCAGCTATCAATAACTCGTTTAACCCTATCGTCCGTTGGTTCAATATATTCTCCTCCACTGTTTACCCAATGGTGATGGATGTCTACAACCAGTGCAACATCTTTTTCTAGTTCTAGGCTAGCTTCGAGACCCCAGGCGTTTTCGTCGTTTTCGATAGTAATACAGTTTCGTGCTTCTGGAGACAGTCTTGGAAGGACGGCTTTGATACCGGCTGGACCTTGGCGTCCTGAGATGTGGACGTTACACTTGAAGTCTTGCCAACTTTTACCGTAGCCCATCCACCTGATGAGATCCGCATGGTATTCAAACTCCTCTATGCTATTATTTACAATTTCTGGATTATCGCTAGCCAACACAGTAAACTGCCCAGGGTGCATAGACAGGCGTACATCAAGGCTACGAGCGACTTCGCCCACATTCGCGTATGCTCGCTGGAGCCGTTCCTGGATATCTGACTGCCTATAAAAATAAGACCAGCTACGCTCAGTATAAGCAGGAAGCTGATTGGACCCAATGCGTACCATACGTTGTGTTGGAGGTAAGTTACCCACATAACGAATCATCCTTTCCAGTGCTGCTACGTTGTGTAGTGAAATATCGTAAAGACGTTCTTCAGCTACATCACGCTGCTGTCTATTTAACCACGTAATAGTAGTGCTACGTTCACTATATTCACGTTGAATCTCCTCAAGTAATTTTTTCTTGAGGCTTTGATCATGATGCATATATTTGCAGGCAAAGCCTACACGTTTAATTGATTGATTGAACACAGTCCTATAGATCCTTGATGATAGTATTGCACATACTTAACTATAGCATATATGCATAGACTGTCAAGATTTATTACGCATTACCCACTGGATAACTTCAGCATCTGTAAATGATGGACTTCTACGATGGCTTTCTGGCAGCATATCCCAACTGCGCAATGCTGGATGTGTTTTACCAGTATTGCTAAAATATGGACCATGGCGCCAACCTTCGTTTACCATACTGTCAACCCAACGATTGTGATTCCATTTGCTCATCTCCGCTACAGCCTGAGCTCTTGTTTCTTCATCTACACTTAACTCAACACCATCGTTACCCAGCATACCAGCATCATAGTTGCTGCTTAGTTCAACATCAAAGTCACCATCGTACAAATATTCCCATGCTTGCACAATAAACGCTGCTTCTGTCTCTGTTAAGTTACGAACTAGTGGAACAACATATGCGTGTTGAAATTCACAATCTTCACATGTACCGTACTCCATAGCAATAAAGTTTTCTCCCATCTGATAACTGTATGTTATATTTTCAGGCCCAAAACTTTTCACTGTCTGATACCACTGTTTAGCAGTATCAGCGTCTAGCATTTCTGGAGTCTTTAGTTGTATGTGATTTTGATAAAACATTGATAATCCTTTTTTAACCGTGTGGGTTTTCCGTTATGTCGTCGTCATCAAGTGGAGCAATTGCTGGCTCTGTTGTTCTTGATCTATTTGACTGCCTTCTAGTACTATTAGTTGATCTTGCTGCAACTGTTGGTGTTGTAGTTGATTGTACTACAATTGGTCCAGGGGTGATATTACCACTATTTACATAAAGTCCAAACCATGCTGCACCTGCGCCAGTTACTACGCTTACAAGTCCAGCTTGTTCCATAGTTGGGTCTGGCAATGCCATAAACCATTCTACTACACGATAGAACATATACATGTACATTGTGATAAATGCACGTGGAAATAGACGCAGTCTATCAAACCAATATGGGAATAGTTCCCATTTACTTATCGTTCCGTCTTTATTCAAATCCATTGGACCTAGATCTCGTATTGCCATAATGCATGTGTTACCCCCGTAATTATATGTATTTAGCTGATATCCATGGAAAAGCCCAGTGGAAACACTGGGCTTGGGCCACTCTCAGTTGGAGAGCAATTATTACAGTGTTGCGTCTGCTACTGTAGCTGCTGCAAAAACACCGCCAACTGCTTGTACTGCTGTTTCAAGTGTTGCTGCGTCCCATCCTGAGTTCTCAACATAAATGCGGAATGCGCCTGCATTGTATGCACCAATAGCTAGCGTAATGCCACGCTTTTGTACTGCTTCTACAAATGCTTCCATGTCTTCGCCCGGTGCTACTTGTGCGTCTGCGCCTGCTGCATTTCCAATTAAATAAACGCTTACTGGTGCGCCAAAGTTACCTACATTAAACCGGATAACGTTTGCTGGGTTACGTGTTGCCATTATAATGACTCCTTTTTAAAAATCTGCGTTGTTACGCTTATGCTTATTTATCTTACTACTTCATTTAGTTCTACAAACACTGTCCAGTCAACTGTGGTTGCATCGCTGCCTGTGACTACAATTTTTAAGCTATCGTTTACAATGTTAGCACTTGCCGCGCCTGACCAAGTTTGATCGCTGTCAGCAATTGTCTCTGTAATGTTTGAACCAATTAGCCTTAGGCCAGCACTGTTGTTGTCAATAATACCACGTACAACAAAACTTGCTGAGTCAGCCCCGCTGGTTGCAACAAACGTAATTTTAAACATCGCAGTTGTGCCACTGGCAATAGTAATTCTGCTGCCACCATTTAATAGTACTTCTGTTGGAATAGCATTAGTTGTGCGGATCGCCATAACCATATTCTTGATAGCGGCAGTATGGCTAACAGTACTAATTTTTTGCAGTGTGAAACTTTCAAATGTTACGCTGCCTTTGAATGTTTTATCACCATAGATAGTTGGTTCAGCGTGTTTGTTGTTAACATATGTTTCAGTAGCCAAGCCAGCAATACTTGGAATGTATGGCTTGTTTGCTAGGTCATTGTAGTTACCACTGAATAGTATTGGGCGGTTAACTAGATCATTGTAGTCACCACTAAAAATGTCTGGTAAGTTACTTACTTGATTGTAGTCAATATAAGCTGACACCGCTGTACCTAGATCATCTAGTGTAATTCTACTAATAACGGTATCTGGTTCAGGCTCAATGTTTAGTAACTGTAGTTCATCACCAACTAACATAAGTCTCAGATCGCTGTTGTCTGCTGGTGCGTTAATTAGATCACGATAATCACCACTGAAAAGAATTGGACGGTTGACTAGGTCGTTATAGTTACCACTAAAGTGATCACCACGTTCCAGTAGCTTTTGTGTTACATAAGACTCAGTGGCATAACCGTCAAGTGTTATCTGTCCGTTACTTAGAATGTTTGCTAGCTGTTCAGTAACATAAACCTTTGTAGCAAATGTATCTTCTAGGTCAACGTTTTCCCAGAGATTGTTAACACCGTTCCATATTAATGCTTGGTGCAATGCGTCAAGATTAGTATCAATGGCAACATCATTTAAGTCGCCAACGTTTGCAATTACTCCAAGTGTTGCTGCACTGATTTGCTGTTGCACATATGTTTGTGTGGCATATCCAGTTAAATCAACACTACCACCGCCACTGCTGTTTGCAACTGCACTATCTACATATGCCTGTGTAGCATATCCAGTTAAACTTGGGATAGTTGGCGTATTGGTTAGATCAGTATAATCGCCACTAAAGTGTGGTGTTATTAAACCATCTACTTCAGTCTTTGTGTAGTATGATGTTAGGTCAACACTTGGTTGATAACCAGCTAGGGCAGTTGCTAGTTCAGTTTCAGTTACATAACTACTTAAATCAATACTGCCACCACTGGCTACGTTTGCAATCTGTTGATCAACATACGCAATGCTTGCCAATCCGTCAATACTTGGAATGATTGGCTGATTATAAAGGTCGGCGTAGTTGCCACTGAAGATAATTGGCTTGTTTGTTAAATCATTATAACTGCCGCTGAATAGTGTTGGTTTGTTTGTTAAATCGTTATAATCGCCGCTGAATACTTCGCCAGCAACATATGCCTTTGTAGCGTATTGTGATAGATCAAATTTTGGTTGGTAGGCAGTTAGTTGATTTGTAACATAACCAGTGGTAGCATATCCTGATAGATCTATTGATGGCTGATAATTTGCTAACAGATTGTCTACTTCGGTTTTAGTGTAATAGGTTGAAAGATCACCACTGCCCGCACTAGCCAGTGCTGCGGCGATAGCCGTGTCAACATATGTTTTAGTAGAATATGAAGTTAAGTCTGGTTGACTTAGCGCAATTTGTTGTGTTACATATGCTTCACTTGCTAACCCATCAATGCTTGGGATTGTTGGTTTGGTAGTAACATTTGCCCAATCTATAGTAGTAGCAGTGCCACCATCTATATTGTCTATCAGTGACTGTACTTGTGCAAGTGTAGCGTATCCAGTTAAGTCTACGGTTGCTATTTCTGCCCGTGTTGTGCGAACAAACAAGTTTTTTCTAGCATCAAATGCCAGCATGTCGCCCTCAACAAATTTAATACTAGTATCAATAATACTATTGCCAGTATTACTATTATACGCCTTAATTGCCAATTTTTACTACCCCCATTAAATCATTAATACTACTTTGTCAACTAATCCATGAACTGATGGGTTATAGTTTTGATCTATTAAGTAGCTTCTATCGACAACAGCTCTAATATAAACGAAGTTTCCAATAAAACTTGTACCAAGTGTTTCTGATTCGTTGTCCCACTCAATATGCACAGTATCTTGCTGTAATTGAATGAAGAACCAATCTGCTTCTGTAGGATTTTCTAACAGTGTTGCCTGTAAGCAAATACGGCCAGTGAAGTTTGTTACGTGGAAACTTACTGTGTGTAAACCATCCGCAAAGCCATAAAAGCCGTCACCGCGGTGTTTCTCCCCAGTGTACGACATCTGCGTTTGATTTGATAAAATTATTGTGCTGTTTGCCATGTCTTGTTATCCGTTGTTATCCATAGTCTCAATTTCAACCAGTGAACCTTCATCAGCTAGAGTTCTAATAACTTCTTCTAGCTGTGCTATTACGTCTGCATCTAAGGCTGGACGACTAGCATCTGAATCTTTTACTAGCTTACTGACTTTAACAACGATAATAGACTCGTTAATTTTTGCCATTCGTGAGCTCTCCTTTAATAATAGTATTTATTAAAAAAGCTCAGTCTATATTGTCTAGTGTTATTGCACGTGTTACTTTAATGCTGAGTGTGTTACTGAACGCCATTTTAAACAACATAATAGCTGCCTCGTTATTAGTGTAGATATAAGGTATGGTAGTCATACGGCGTCCAGTGTATCTATAATTATAATATCCCCCAGCGCGGCGCAGTATTTTATTATCAGTGGTATCAAATTGATCCATTGCCCAGTCATAGGCTGCAATCATTTCCTCATCAGTGGTATTACTACGCCAAGGACGAGTTGCATTTACTCTAAACTTGTATTTGCCGTGATATAAACGTTTTCTAAATTCGCTCTTTTCATCCAAACTGTGCATAATCTTGGCATGGTCTGCGTTAGCTGGTGAAACAACGCTTGCAATAGGATATCCGCTTTGGTATACAATCCAATCTACAAACCCGCGGTGACTTGTATACACTGTTAGCATGTAGTGAAACTTTATATCATCGCTTTGCTGTGTATGAGAAAAATTTAAGTTCATAAGACGGCGTGTTCTATGACTAATATCATCACTTGCTTTGCGATTTGGAATAATATAGTGTTGTAAATTTACATAGTTATATTGAGTGTACGGTCCAATAGTAATCGCACACTCATATTTTCCGTAATATAGTTTATTACTTTGCACCCATTTAGGATGTTGGGTCAGGTCTTGCATCAATTAAAGCCTCTGGTTTTCTATCACTCTTCACAGTGATAATAGTCTGGGTGCCATCCCAGTTTACAGTAAACTTTGAATTATGGATTTCTCCATGTTCCATCATAAACTTGGCCAGTGGTAGTTTAACTTTCTCATTAATTAGTCGTGCTAGTGGGCGAGCGCCCATTGCTGGATCAAAGCCTTCTTTTTCCAAATAGTTTTTCAAATCCTGCGTCCAGGTTAGTTCAATGTTACGGCCTGCTGTCAAGCCTTCAATCTGTCCCAAGAACTTAACAACAATACGTTGCATGTTCTCTGGACGTAGTGCATTAAAACGAACAATAGCATCCAAACGGTTGCGGAATTCAGGAGCAAAGAAGTTGTTGATTGCATCGTCAACTGCTTTAGAGTTGTATGTCTTGTCACTAAAGCCAATAGCCTTTGTCGCGCCTTCACGAGCGCCAAGGTTACTGGTCATTATAATGATAGCGTTCTTGGCACTTACTTTTTTACCTGTGCTGCTGGTAATAACACCCTCATCAAGTAGTGACAGTAGAACAGTCATAATGTCTGGGTGTGCTTTTTCAACTTCGTCTAGTAGCAACACACAGTTTGGACTATCTTCAAGGTTGCTGATAAGCAAACCATCGCCAGCTTTGCCGTCACCATGTCCTACATATCCTGGAGGGCTACCGATAAGTTTACTTACAGTGTGACGCTCCTGATATTCAGCCATGTCGTAACGCACAAGTTTCATACCCATAGCTTGTGCCAAACGTTTTGCGAGTTCTGTTTTACCAACACCAGTAGGTCCAGTAAACAAGAATGAGCCAACTGGCTTAGTAGGATCTTTAAGTCCAGCCATGCTAACAGTGATAGAATCACATACACGCATAATTACAGAATCCTGTCCAAATACAGTGCCTTTGAGATAGTCCTCAACGTGTCCGTGCTTATTAATGGTATGCTCCTCAGTTTGGTTACCCAAATGCTCTGCTGGAATACCAACTGTACGTGCTACTTCATTACGAATTTCTGTAGCACTAATAATTGATACTTGTTGATCACTTGGTAGAATCTTATTATACGCACACGCACGGTCAATGATATCAAATGCTTTGTCTGGTAGTTTTTTGTTAAACACATATTCAGCGGTCAGGTCAACTGCCAAGTCACATGCTTCAGGATCAATATCAAATCCATGGTGTACTTCGTAACTCACAATAGTATTACGTAGGATTTCTTTTGCTTCTTCTACACTTGGTTCACCAACGTTGATTTTAGTAAAGCGGCGGGCAAGTGCGCTTTCCTTCTCAAAAATCTTACGGAATTCTTCATCTGTAGTTGCACCGATTACTTTTAGTGTGCCGCCGCTTAGTGCTGGTTTAATCATGTTGCCAGCGTCCATAGCACCGCCGCCAGTCGAGCCAGCACCAATAACCATGTGAATTTCATCAATAAACAGGATCACATCGTCAACTAGTTCAAGTGCCTCGACCAAGTTCTTCATACGTTCTTCAAAGTCACCACGATATTTTGTTCCAGCAACTAGCTTTCCCATATCTAGTGATAGTACAGTATACTTTTCCATTACTTCTGGAACATTGCCTTCAACGATAAGTTTAGCAAGTCCCTCGACAATAGCAGTTTTACCTACCCCACTTGGGCCGACAAGGATAGCGTTGGATTTTTTCTTACGGGAAAGTGTTTGTACAAGATCACGTAGTTCTTCACGACGACCAACAACATCGTCGTATTCAGGACTTACTTGATTCATGTTAACTGTGAATTGTGATAGTACGTCCCAGGCTTGACTTGTTTTGTTTGTATTACGAGCACGTTGCTGTTGCTTATTGTTTGAAACTACTTTTCGGTATTCCGGAGGCCCAAACTCGTCTTGTTCCTCACGCTCTTCGTCAGTCAACTGACTCATACGTTCTTCAAACTCAGCTTGCTGTTCCATACGAACGTCCATAAGCCATTCAGTAATTACATGTTTGTCCAATCCCATTTCACCACTGAACAGACTTGCGGCACTGGCTTCTTCACTCAAAATACTTTGTAGCAAATCTATCTGATTGATAGCTTGTTTACCTTGAAATAGTGCTTGTGTTAACGCACGATTAAACACACGTTCAAGCATCTGTGTTTTTCGCGGTTGTACTTCTTCATCAGGTGCGCCTTTTAGCTCAGTACAATCTTGCTTCAAATACTCTAGAAGAGATTCCTGAATACCCACACAATCTGCTTGAACTTCATAGCACATAGCACGTACTGAAACATCGTCCATGACAACGATTGTCAAGTGTTCGATTGTTACGTATTGGTGACGTAGTTTTTTAGCCAAGTTGATCGACTGTAGGACAATGTTTTCAATTTCTGACATTCTTTAACCTTGTAATAAACTCTTCTATTTTATCGTTTGTATCTAGTATTGGCACCCTTAAACGTAAATGTATGTTAAGATTACCGCGTTTGTTTGTTCTTCTATTATACAGGCCTTGGCCCGGTATTGTCAAGATATATCCTGTGGTTACACTTGCTGGAATTGGTATTTCTAATGGTTCATCAGTTGGACTAATTATACTTATCGTACCGCCTGTCATGGCTTCCAATATGTCCAAATCATACTCCATTATAAGACTAAATCCGTATCTTGTAAAGTCTTCATGTGCTTGTTCTTTGATATTTAATATAAAATTTTGATTGTCACCGCGAACTTTTATCTTCTCGTCCACTTGAGCACCTGGGCGTATTTTCACTTTAAGTAGCACACCTTCCACATCAACATAGTCGTTAACACCTTCAATTTGCTGTTTTAGTGTTAGCTTTAGATTTACCATCTTTGTTTCGGGGGCTTTTACAATGGGCACCATCTGATTGTTTTTCAACTTGTTGTAGGCTGAGTTTATGAGTTTAAATGTTTCCAGATCACCACTGTCACGATCAGGGTGATACTTCATCGCAAGACGCTTGAACGCCTCACGGATTTCTTCCTGTGAAGCGTCTTCTGATATTCCTAAAATGTCCCAGGGATTACGATTGTGCTTCATAGTATTTTTGGTAGGCTGCTATTATGGCGCGCTGTTGTTGAACTAATTTTAACAGGTCTGCCATATTCAGCGATAGGTGTTCATAACCATCGCTGGTTAGAGCTATCAATACTATGTGCTGTCCAGAGTCTTCTAAATCTTTAAATACTTGCTCTATGTTGTCTGGTGTAACAACAATCCATTCTACAGTTCTAGAGTTAAATTCATCAACAGGTGGCAGAACTATCACAGGCTTCTCAATTGGTCGCTGATCAACAACTATTGGCTCAACAGGTTTACTGCACGCCGTTAGTGTTAGTGCTGCTACTAATGCTATCGCAATTTTTGTATAAGTCACTGTCAGTCTCCACGTTAGCGCCTGAAATTTGTTCAAAACACTTAAACACATCTTGTGTCGCTGTATTTACTATCGTTTGAACAAGCCCTGGTCTTGCCGCTGCCAGTGCGCCAAAATCACGCTGTTGCCCAGCACTTGTCTCGTTAAATCTTCTCTCTAGGTCTTGCACCGTTCTACGACTATCAGCAAATTGCTGATTTAATGTACGAACAGTTGTTTGCATTACTTGTATATTTTGTTGTAGTGCCGCAGTTGCCGCTCGTTGTGTTTCTAATGCGATTTCAAGACGTGCTTGGTTAGCTGCATACTGTGCTAGTTTTGCTTGGGTATCATTATAATAGTAATATGCAGCATAGGTGGCGGCACCCAATAATGCCAGCATTATTAGGTATACTTTAATTTTACTAAAAAGACTAAACATCAAGCCCATTATTTAAACCTATATGTAATTCTACCCTTGGTAAGATCATATGGCGTCATTTCAATTTCTACAGTGTCGCCAAGCAATATGTTAATGTTGAATCTGCGTATCTTTCCACTAATAATGCCAATTACAGTATGCTTGTTTTCCAGCTCTACCTTAAACATAGCATTGGGCAAGCACTCAACTATCTTGCCCTTAAATTTAATTCCGTCTTCTTTTGCCATTAATATTTGTTCAAAAACTTTATACGTTCACTAACAGCAGCGGCATCTTTGTTATGCTTTTTAACATACTCGTAGCTGTCTGAAATCACACTAGCATTAAACGCTTCAGCACTCCATAGCTGTGGAGTCTTGTTCTCGTAACTAATAAATGTCCATTCGTTAATTTCATTGTCTACTTGCTTGATGTCCTCTAGCATACGATCTATATTGTCGAACAATTTGCTGTCGCGTTTAAACTCGATAAAAACTGTGTAAAGACCCTTGTCGTTTGGGCCTGGGGAAATATCTACATCCATTGCATCTGGAAAGCCTGTTTCTAAAAATTGGCTTAGATCTAGTGCTGGATAATTGCCGTTAATTTTTATTGCAACTACCACTGCCTGATCATCATCAGCAACTTTGCTTTTGAACTGATCAATACTGATTACTGGCTCAACGAGCGCCTTTAGATCGTTTGATTGAATTGCTTCGTCTAGTTTATCGTTATGCTCTGATTGCATCTTCATCACCCAATCCATCATCATATGCGTTTTCTACCGCATCAGTGTCAATACTCATATCGGCAATCTGGTTCTTAGCTGTAATCATACTATCCATTGCTTCACGTGGTAGTTCGATTGTGACTAGCCAGACTGGACGTTCAATTTTCTTAGCACGTGGTTTACCTGGACGCAAGCCATCGCCACCATCTACAACATCACGATCTTCTGGATCCACTAGCTTTGCTGCTGTAATCAATCTGTCTTTAGCATAATATACTTTGCCACCAAAATCAATGATACGTTCAGCACCACTTGGGTCTGGCATTAACTTATATGGATACATTATTGTTACTGTAACCCAGTAACGTTCAATGCGTGGGCCTTCAACAACCTCACCTTCAATCCAGTTCTTGTAAGCATACACATTTAGCCGCTCAAGAACATTGTCAATCTGCATTAGTGTCTCTAATGCGCTGTTGCTATTAATATTATTGTCAAGTTGACTAACGATATCTGTTTGATCCATGAATATATTTCCTCTGTAATACTATTTATGCTTTTTACTTTTCTGTAGTGTTAATTTCAAATTTTAAGGTGTTAAATACATGTGCGGGTAGCTCAGTAGGGTTATTAACTTAATAGGAGTTAACATGGCTAAAAGAGCTCGTAGAACAAAAAACCAAGAACACCAGGATGAAGGTGTTATTCAACTAAATGGTATGAAACGCCGTCAGCGTTATGTTACCATGATTCCAAAAAATCTCCGCCAAGAAGATTACATTGAAATGCTAGACGACGATCGCAAGTATATTGTGTTTGCGATGGGTCCAGCGGGTACAGGTAAGACACTGTTAGCAGTGCTTGCAGCAATTCGTGCCCTAAAGAATGGCGAGATTGAAAAGATAGTTGTAACCCGTCCTGCGGTAAGTGTTGACGAACAACACGGGTTCCTTCCAGGTACATTGGAAGAAAAAATGGCTCCATGGACACGACCAATCTTTGACGTATTCCAGGAATACTTCAGTCCAGTACAGATTGAAAGTATGCTTGCTGACAACATCATTGAGATTGCACCATTGGCTTATATGCGTGGTCGCACATTTAAGAACGCATTTATTATTGCGGACGAAATGCAAAACGCAACACCCTCACAGATGAAGATGTTGCTAACACGTATTGGTACAGGTAGTAGAATCGTTGTTACTGGTGACCTAGCTCAACATGATAGGGGATATGAACAAAACGGTCTCAAGGATTTTATCGCGAGACTAAAACAACGCCAAAATAAAATGTTTGGTATTGTGGAATTCCAACGTGAAGACGTGGAAAGACACGAAGCAGTCACCGCTGTACTGCACATTTACGGCGACGAAGATTAATTATAACTAACCAAGGACAACTTTGGTAATTTCAGCCCAGTCGGCTACCCGCACAACATCTTCGTTAACGTAATCTGCATTGTGAGCGTGAGAAATAAGCAAGCTCTTGAGGCCAAACTTTGTGCCGCAAGCCGCGTTTTCTGGCTTATCTTCAATCCAAAATAGTTCGGACCCAGTGTACCGTGCCAGTACTTCGTCTTTATCAGCGCCAGTGTCCAAGCAAATTAGCTCAGTGAACACACCCTTCCCAAATACATCTTCCAGGTTCTTCATCCGCAGTTTGGCAGCATTGGGATCCAAACTTAGCGAAGTAATACACACAAACTTGTATCCTGCTTCAACCAGCGTTGCAACACCACTACGAGCATCACGGAACGCAGGAAGGAAAGCCATCCAAGCACTCTCGTTAAATTCACGAACGTGATTCTTAGCTTCCGCTTTGGGCAAACCATACGCAACACCCAAGTCATAAACAGCCTCAACAACTTTGTCGTAGCCCTTTGCGCTCATCCAATCGTGAAACGCAGCCTCCCAGTCTAGCAGCACACCGTCGCAGTCTGTGAGGATAATTTTATCAGTCATCATATTTTCTTTCTCTGTTACAATACTAATATAAGCAATGTGTCTTGGTTTGTCAAGAGAAAAATCACAAATATTTGTTTTTTTTGGCTTATAACTATGAGGGTCCTAAAACCTTATATGTTTATATCCTGGGGTAGGGCCACGATAGTCGCCTTCCATTCTGTGTGTCTGAAATATATTTGGCAACGTTGTCTCAATGTGTAAATGTTTAAGACATAGTGCTTCACTCCATTGCTGATGACCAAACGGAGTATGGTGTGTTTTTGGTACTAACGAGTTTACTTCGTCTATTAGATCATACGGCCCGTCAGAAACAAAATCCGTCCTTCCCAAATTATTGAATACTATAAACATATCGCCTAATGCTAGTACAGGAGACCGTCTTATACCTGAGTTACCCCTACCGCCCAACCTGCTGTCTGCTGTAGCTAAACAGTATGGTAAATTATCATCGTCGTTTATGTTTACAATTTTATTAAACTCGTAAACTATATTACTGATATCGTGATCTACATTCTTATAGTTAAATTTACAGTCCCATCTAACACGTATTATAATGTCATAACTATTATCAGGCATCTGTAATGATTGAACTCCAGAAACAAACTGCCCATATCTATCTCGTGACATATCAAGATAGAAGCGTACCATTTCTTCTGGATCTTCAAATGGCCTATTATATTTTCTATCCGAGAATACTCTAACTGGGAATTCTCTCATTATCCAATTGTCAATGGATATTTGGTCTTCAATTATTAATTTTTTAAAATTTTTTACTAGGCTAGTATCGGGTATGCTAGCGTGTTCCCAAGTGTGTCCGTATACATCACTCTCAAAACCATTTTCATCTAACTGTTCAATTAAAAAGTTAAGTTCTTTATGTGATATATCATTGAACGTTCGTGTTTCTCCACCCAAGCAAAATGCTATACGTTTCATACGGGACGGTCTCCCATCACTATACATTTTTCAGTGTCGCTCAAATCCCACCAATGATCAAATGAATTGCTATAACATACGTAGAAATTATCTGGTAAATCTGTTCTCAGAACAGAACCTGTCTGATATAGTATATTAGATGTATACTTGTTATACAGTCCTTTCTTTACAAAACTATGTAATGATCCTATAACAGAATTCACTGCTGGAAGTTTCTGTCTAAAGATGTTATCAAACATGTAAGCAAAATCTAAAAATCCTATATCGCCGTCTTTTATTCTGAAATTACGTGCTAGACAGTGTATTGAATCATCTTGTCCGTTGTTGATAATATCCACTAGGTCATCAAGACTATCCTCCCATACAGTATGTATTACGTCCCATCTTGATTTTATATACCAATCATAATCCAATGGAATATCATTGCACACAAAGTAGTGCATGAAAAGTTGTGATATGCTATTTTTTATTGTATTGTATTTTACATCAGCTGGTAGCGTGTCTAGACTGTCATCATGGTACAAGTGTGGTAAAATATTGTCACACAGATATACAAAATGCTTTGCTATCCATGCATTTAATTCGTTATCACTGATGAGATGTAAATTCTTGAATACAGATGTATCATTAATAGGCGTAGCATAATCCCAAGTATACCCATATATGTCCAGATCTATTCCACGATCCCAGAGAAGTTTTTTTAGATTTGTGACTGATTCATAAGGATTTTTATATGTATGCTTTGCACCACTGGATATGTCATAAGATTCCCATGTTCTGACTTCTCCAGTCATATAATATGCTACTTTTTTCATATTATTCTTTATCTTTTCTTGATCTTAAATCTAGTAATAATTATAAATTTTTGGACTATAGTTGTCTGGCCGTATAATCTTTGCTTTAAAAAGATTGTTTCTATCGTCAATAGCTCTATAATTTATATTTTTTGAAGCCATCACTGCCTCCCACATTGTATGCCCTGCCATCCCATGACTATTAAATTTTCCAATGGTAGCATTTAAAAACTCTTCAGCGGTAACATTATTAATAAATTTATTCATGGCGGATTTTGTAAGGTATATAATTACATCATTAGGCATTACATTATTAACATAACGGTTTTGATATTGTATTAACACTATTTTTGTAATGTCTGAAGAATACGTACATTGATTAAATTTAAAGTAATTTTCCATAACTAAAACAGAATTTTTAAACTCACAAGCACTAGGGTCGTTATTATCAAAGTCCTTGATACCATAAGCGTAGACAGGGATAGAGTCCCATCTTACTTTTATAAACCCATCAATATTATCATATTCTTCTTTTGGTATCTTACTGAAACTAAGGAACGCACCAACATGCTGACCCCAGTGCCTTCTAGAATGGAACAATGTTTCATCTATATATTTTATTTTAGAGGCATCATTGCTTGGATCAATTTTTCCAAGATAAGAATCTACAACGTTTGCTGTTGGGGAAGTACGATATACACGTTCACTATATAATCCGCACACCCAGTCACTTATAATATTTTCTGACTCTACCCAAATATATTTTAATGGTAATATTTTTGTATTAGGTATATCCTCTTCTGGACAGTGATCCCATGTGTGACCGTAAAATACAATTTCAATACGGTCTTCTGATATAGTCTCTACAAGATTTTTCCACTGTAACCAATACACAGCAGTTTTTGTATTAAAAGTTCTTGATTCAGCTGAAAAAACGACTGCTATTCTCATTTATTTTTTCCGATATTTTTACGCAGACTTTCAAGAGCACCGCTAATAATACTAGGATACTCGCCCATGAAGCTACCTGCTTCTAACATGTCCGTATTTAGTATGTGTTTATGACGGTGTTCTATACTATCCCATACTGCCAGTATAGTTTTAGCCAAGTTGTCATAGAACGCATCACTAAAGATAGGATCATCTTCCACATAATAAGCATATGATGCCATAAGATAATATGGCACCATCATGTTTATATTCTTAGAGAATAACTCTGCTGCGTAATCGTCTAAGATCATCTTCTCATTGACGCAATATCCTTGGCATCTTCTTTGCGATCTGCAAACACTGGAACCATGTTAGATTTGTGCATAGTGGCCACACCCAACAGTTTACGTTCACCAGTGTATTTTACTTGTTCACGTGCAGGACCATGACCTGCAACGCTATTACTCATAGGAACAGTGTTTCGCAAATCAGCACGATAATCAGGGATTTCATTAAGTCCAATACGCTTACCCCATTTGTCATAGAATGCGTCCTTGTTCTTACCAACACCCATGCTCTCTAGCCAGGCTTCATGATCCGCCTTTGCCTTCGCTAGGCGTTTGCTTTTGCTTTTCTTTTGTTTGCCGTTATATCGTGTAGTAGTGATATGGGCTTTTTCTAGATGCATAGTCATGATAAACCACCGTTGTTGTATACGCTTTACTATAGCATATTTCAACGGTTGCTGTCAACTATTTTAGTCTACGACATGTCTTTATTTTTACTTTTTTCTATGCTTTTTTCTTTTAACATCTTGTTCTTGTGTCCGAAGAGTTCTTGCCCTTGGTATGGCGTGTGTTTGTGTCTATCGGCCACGGGTTTTGTTGCAAATAAAAGATTACTATCTACTATCGGAACATTCTGGAAGTTTATATTTAATTCATAAAAAATTGAAAACCAAAGTTCAATATATGCAACTGTTTCATAAACAATAATACCTTTTGAATTGTACCTGTTTCTCAATTCTAAATTTTTTAAATTTTTTAAATTAATAGTTTCTATTAATGCAGAAATATCGCTAGAACGTATATGTTTTATTAGTTCGGGTCCTGATATCAAAAATGAATAGTCTTTGAGATCTAAAAAATTATTATTTTCATCTCTAGTATATTGTTCAACGAATAATATGTTTTCATGGCGTTCTTTTAAGAAATTTATAAATGGTTTTTTATTAAATGCTGGAAACACATCCCACCTTGTTTTAATTACATAGTCGTATTCTTCTTCTATTAAAGAAATACTTTCCCACGCACTTATATGTTGTCCTATTAAATATCCTAACACTTCCCCTTGCCAAAGTCTATCTTCATGAAATCTAATTACCATTGGAAGAGATAATAGCCTGGTATCTGGGTTTTCTGAAATCCAACTAGCAAGATATTCAATTTGAGCATCAGATTTAATATTTTTGAAATTTATTGAAGATGGTAAGTTATTAATATACCAGCCATGCCCATAAAAATCAAAACTAATCTCTCCATTGGAGAGTTCATAAATTTCTTTTGTAAATTTTAACCAATAGTCACAAACAGGCATACCATCATCGTTAAACGGATCACTGAACGAACGATAATATCCAGAAAAACATATGGCTATTTTGATTGGCATTTATCAATTACCATTAGCTAAATCTGTCGCATCATAAAAATCTTCACCGTGCAACATCTTAAGACGTATAGCATCCATCTCAGTTACTAGATGTACCTCGTCACTTTCCCAACGTCCACTGGGACTACGATTACTGATCATTATAAAGCGATATCCTGGAGGAACGCTTTCTATACCAAACATTTTTTCTTTACGAGTTTTAGACATTAATATAACTGATCCAGATCTTTCCAGTCCCCAGCAACATAGTTAATAATAACACTACGGCGTGTATCGTCAACCATATTTTTTTCAACGCCGTGTAATACATTACCATAGGCCCAGGTTAACCATCCAGTGTTGTGCTTAAACAAGTTAGTGTGTACAAGTTTTCCAGTATCATTGTCATAAAGACTAGTACCCCAACTATCACTACCGCCACCCAAGTATATTTGTAATGTAATAAGTTTTTCTGGAATGTCAATATGCCTGTCCAAATAAAATCCTGGCCCATCCTGACATAGTTCAACACGCAATCTGCCAGCACTGCAATCAACACCAGTCAGATCAGTAAAAAACTGTCGTGCATGATCAGTATCCCATTCACTAAAGTATGCTGCTAGTTCTGGTGTTGCTTCACGATTAGCAAAAGTGCGTACTTCGTTTGTACACGCACGCCTGCCATCGTAATCAATAATGTAAGGCTCTGGAAAAAACTCCATTAAGTCAGTTACAAAGTTATATGTAAATGCATGACTTAGACTAACCCAGGAGCCTGGATAAGTGTGCCGTTCATATTCAATTAACATTACTTGTTAATCCTGCTGTCTACTATCCTACTGCCTAAGAAACGACTGTGTACCCACATCTGTTGTCCTGTTGGGTTTTCAACAAACCACCATTCGCCCCGTTTGCTGATGATATCAAGTTCAGTGCCTTTTGGTAATTGCTGTACAACACTGTAGTTTGTTCCTGGGCCACTACGTCCATTTAAATAGTCATTTACTTTGGAAACATACCATGAGAATGAAATATTATCATCTGCTCTACTGTTATTGAGCTGATCATAAATTCTATGGTTCATTGCTGGGCCAGGATCTGTCTTACGTCCTGGTGAAATCATGTCATGACCAACGACTTCAACAATTTTAAAACGTTCCACAATAACTTTACCAAGTGCTAGAAGCACTTCGTTTTGTTCTGGAGTAAACATCTCCCAGCCATATACTGGTCCACTTGGATTGTTTTGATGCGGTGCTTCAATAACATTGTCAGCTGGCCAGTTTGCCCCCCACCATGTCTTGTATCCGCCCTTGGTAATACTTAATGGACCCGGATTACAAACCTCAATACCAATGCTACAATCGTTTAGATTGTTAATGCCTGCCCAGGTGCTTTTACCTGCGTGATAGGCTTTTGTCTCTAAACTTACGCTCTGCGTTAGTGTACCGTCACGACTTAAATTCAAGTGTGCGCTTACTTTGGCTTCTGGTTTTTGGAAATATGCCGCTGTGCCATGAGCATCCATTGCACCAGCAGTATAGTGAATAACCAAAAACTTTGGGCGCATTAGCCCGCCCTGATTAGGTGTTGGAAAAAAGTCTACTTGTTTCCAACCACCAGAATTAATTGATTGGAAGACTAGGCCCTCTTCGATTTTATAATCGGTCATTTATTGATTTCTCTCTTTAATAGAGTCCAAGCACCATAAGCAATTGCAATATATGCTGCCCATTGCGCTAGTGGTGCTAGTACCAAATATGCTACGCCAACACCAATAAGAACTGCACCGTCCCACGTTGTACGTTCTGTCCATAGTCCAGCAAGTTGTTCTTTAAGATAAGCAAAAATAAAATTAAAATCCATGTTAGATCTCCTCTGTTGTCAATATTTATATATTGATATTATTGACAAGTCAATAAAAAGGGAGGCTTACCGTTGGCCTCCCGCGGGTTTATTAGGTAACCACCCCTTTCCTAATCGTAGTGTCCACGAGTATTTATTGTAACCTTGGAGATGGGGTGGGAATCGAACCCAACTTGAACACTCTGTTTTATCCGCCTGCCCATGGATTTTAACAAAACAGCATAGCACACCATGCCAGCCCATCAAACTTATTTAGTTAAAAGATTATGATTAGAAAAAGGATAATGAAAACCCAAAACCAAAATTTATTACCTTCTTCTTGGCATACTCTACAGGGTTTATTACCTTTATAATTGTGTTTACGACAAGCCATATCTTTTCCTTTTGTATTAACCTTGTTACGGGCGGCATCTGCACAGCCTGAGAAAGCATTTAACGGTTTTACCAGCAGCCTTAGGGGGTCCTACACATTGCGTTGCATCGCGGTCCTAGTCGGGTCCATTTTTACGCCTGTTGTGACAAAATCTCCATTGTAATTGTCACCCCGTAACAAAGTTAATTTATGGCGGGCGGTGTGGGATTCGAACCCACGAGACGCTCATCACGTCTGACGGTTTAGTAGACCGCTCCATTCGGCCGCTCTGGCAACCGCCCGTATTTTGGTAGGCCCGGAGGGACTTGAACCCCCAACCTAAGCGTTATGAGCGCTCAGCTCTAACCATTGAGCTACAGGCCTGTATTTTTTTCTATTCTGTATAAATACTTATAACTAATTTAGCAGCAGGTGTCAACTAAAAAATGCAAGCATATGTATATTCAATATACGATACTGTTAGTGACAAGTATT